CATTTACATCACCACGGCAAGTTTTACCAAGGACACAAAATTCTATGAAGACTTGTCTATGCTTCAGTCGATTTTGCGCGGCGAAGCATCGGAAAACCCGCGTTGGTTTGGATTGCTTTACGGACTGGACCTTGGCGATGACTGGCGTGAACCAAGCAACTGGGCAAAGGCTAACCCTATGCACGGCATCAGCGTTTTTGAGGAAGCCATTGCCGCCCGTGCCGAGGAAGCCAAACACAAGCCAGCCGCTTTAAATGAATTCCTTTGCAAGACTCTTAATGTGTGGGTATCGGCAAACGCCGCGTGGCTTGACCGCGCCCATTGGGATGACCCATCTTGTTGGATACTGCAAAAAGAAAAAGAACCCGAGGCGGTTTTTCTTGGCTTTGACTTGGCGGCTACCCGCGATTTAAACGCGGTTTGCACGTTAAAGCGGTTTGGCGAGTTGGACTATGCGGCTGAGTGGAAATTCTTTTTGCCCGAGGAAAGCCTTCAGTTTGTACCCAAGCATTATTTGGACATTTTTAATGTCGCCATCGCCAGCGGCATTTTGCATCTGACCGAGGGTAACGTCATGGATGACCGCGAAATCAGCGACTACATAATCAACGACAGATGCAACAAGTATGACATTAAAGAAGTGGGCTATGACGCATACAACGCGGCTTCTATGGTTGCGCGTTTGCATGAGGCGGGCGTACCCGTTAAAAAGGTTGGACAGGGCATGGCGACTTTGAACAATCCGAGCAAATACGTGGAAAAACTGATACTGAACAAGCAAATTAAGCACGATGGCAACCCGTTTGTGGGCTGGCAACTTGGAAACTGCGAGTGCTACACCGATGTCAACGGCAATATTAAGGTTCGCAAGAATGAAGCGGACAAATCCGCAAAGGTTGACGGCATAATTGCGATGATTATTGCCGCGCATTGCTCGCTGGACCATCCTTATGTGTCAAGCAGTTTTGGTTTTCGGGCATTTTAGTGTAGCATCCGAGTAAATTTGCGGGGGTTATATGGCTATATGGGACATTTTTAAGGGTAAACGGGAGACGCAAAAAGAGTCAAACGTGGTTCTTGGACAGTTGCAATTAGGCAACCAAGTCATCATTGGTCGCAATAAAGACCAGCCTTCACAACAACTTTTATACGTCACGACTGCAAGCAATACCACCGCTGGTCGTGTTGTCGATATGTCTGCGTTGACGCGTAACGCCACCATTATGTCTTGCGTTGGCATCAAGGCGCGGTCTATATCGCAGTGCGGCATTAAGGTAATGGCGCAATTGCCCGATGGCACTTATGTCGATGCCGTTACCGACTCAGCAGTAGGCAAACGCGATCAAGCCAAAGCCAAGCAAGTGCTCAATTTGCTGATGAACCCAAATAACTTTCAAAATTCGTACCAATTCTGGTATCAGTGGATGATGTGGCTGGACTTGGCTGGCGAGACCTTTACTGTGCTGTGGCGAGAAAAGCAAAAGGACGCAACGGCAACGCCAATTGAGATGTATAACCTAGATGCGACCTTGGTTACAGTGCGTTTGTCTGATACCCGATACCCGCAATACGTTTTGTCCTCGCCGTCCTACGGGTTTAGCAAAGATATGCCTTTGGAGTATTATCAAGTGATGCACGTGCAAGAGGCATCGTGGCAAGGTTCATCAGGTTTCAACAAAGCCATTCTTGCGACTGAGTTGGTTGCGTTGGATTCGGACATTGACATCTATGCCAACTTCATTATGCAAAACGGCGCAAAGCCATCGGGCGTGTTTTACACCGACCAAGTAATTCCAGACGGCAAATTTAAGGAAATCGCGTCACGAATTAAGGAAACTTGGAACGCAATGACTGGTAGCCGTAATACCGACCCAAGCAAAGCGGGTCAGGGTATGTTGCTTGACCAAGGTATGAAGTATGAGCCAATAAAAATGCTCACTTTGCAAGACGCAGACGCGGCGGCTTTAAAAGACCAGACCATGAAACGTATTTGCGCCCTGTTTGGCGTGCCGCCACAGATGCTCGGCGTTACCGAAGGCAAATTTAATAATACACAGACCCTATTGGATGAATTTTATAAAACGACAATGTACCCGACTGTTATTAACCTAGAGCAGTCGCTAAAACAATCGCTATTTAAAGGGTATCCAAATTTGTGCGTCCGTTTTGACACCAAGGACTTTTTAAAAGGCGCGGCTTTGGACCAAATGAATTTTGCCGTACAGGGCGTAAAAAATGGAATCATTACACCAAATGAGGCGCGTATTTATATGAATATGTCGACCATTGAAGGGGCTGATGAGTTAACTGTCGATGGTGGTAACCTTGACCCAATGCCGGGTCAAAGCCCACAGGACACTGGTGGCGGTGGCGGTGGTCAGTCAAGAAAAATGAATATAGGGGCGACTTGATGAATTTACTCAAAAAAGCAATTGCACATTTGACTTCACAAATCAAGAAGCCTGCGGTTATACTTCCCGCCATAGTACATCCCCACAAGATAAAAGACGATAACCAATCTATTCACAACGGGGTGATAAATGAACAAAACTCTGAACCTAGTTTGCGAAGCGCAACTGAGTCTGGTCAAAAACGTAAACGAGGCCGCCCAGCCAAACGGGAAACTTGAAGCCCGCGTTACAACTTGGGGCGCACGTGAAGGTGCAGACGGCCGCAAATTTAATTATCAGCCCGAAGGTTTTATGGATTGGGCAAAAGAATTTGCTGAAGGCGATAAACCATTGCCAATGTTTTTAAACCACAACGACATGGGTATGCCCGTTGGCGAGTGGAATGAATTTATGTTTGATGATGAAGGCATGACCGCAACTGGTCGCCTTTACACCAATACGGTTGGCGGCAACGACCTCTACCAAATTTTGAAAGAATCGCCAAAGATGTTTGGCGGTGTTTCTGTTGGCGCATACGCCGAGGAAGCGTGTTTTGTAAATGCCGAAGGCGCACCATTTGACCCTGACACTATGGGCGATGACGAAGAATATTTTCAAATTACCAAAGGCGGTCTCAGCGAGGTCAGCGTGGTGATGTACCCAAACAATCCCGAAGCGGGAATACAAAAACTGGAAGCATTTGACGTAGAAGGTCAATTGAATCCGCGAGTTTTGGAAAAGGCTCTGCGTGACGCGGGTCTGAACAAAAGGGATGCGACCACCGCATCATCTATCGTTAAACGAATTTTGGCAGAACGTGATGTCGCCAAAAAAGTTGACGAAGCCCCAACTCAGGGTGAGCCTGATGCGGTGGTATCCGAAGTCGATGCATTGCTTGCCGCTTTTGAAGTGCGTGAGTTGGCAAAGGCACTTGAGTCCCGTTTAAATTAAGGAACACATCATGTCAATGGACAAAGTATTAGAAAAAATCGACAGCATCGCTGTTGCAAACGAAGCAAAAATTGAAGCAAACAAAACCGAAGTTGTCGCATCTATTGAAACTGCCAAAGCAGAATTTGCAGATAAAGTGACCGCGCTGGAAGCCAAAGTTGCCAGCATTCAAATGCCCGAATTTATTCGCACTCCTCACAAAACCGTGCGCGGTGATGTAAACCGTAATGTCCGCGAGCAGTTGAAAAACTTCTACAAAGACGGCGCAAAGTTGCACAAGGAAATTAAACTGTGGGCAGATGAATCTGAGCACCAAGCCTATTTGAATGAAGCATCAACCTTGACTGCATCAGGTGCTGGCATTGGTGGCCGTACTGCGTATGACCCTGTATTCCACAAACTGCGTTTGTATAACCCAATGCGCGGCGTATCACGCAACGTTTCTACCGATGGGTCGACCTACCAATTCCGTGCCAAAACAGGTAACGCTGGCGCGGCTTGGGGTTATGCAATTCAAAATAACGGTGCCGCAACTACCCAAGGTACAAATGTTTGGCAATTAAACATGGCTGACATTAACGTTCAATTCCCAATTCGTACAGCGGCGCTGGATGACATTGATGGTTTGGAAGCCAACGTTGTCGATGACATGTTGTCAGAATTCTCGCAACAAGAAGGTCTGAGCATGATTTTGAACAATGATCAGGCTGGTTCAACTACCACAGCAACTGGTGGAACAAACGGCTTGCGTGGTTTGAATTCTTATGCTGGCAATAACGCCTCATATGCTGGCGGCACTATTAGTGAGGCCGCATTTGGCACAAGTGGTTATGCATCGACCGATGGCTTGTCAAGCATCGCAACGTATGACCAAACCACAACCAACGGCGGTACGGCAGTGAACAACGTCACGTTTACAGACTTGATTCAGTTCATTCACAATTTGCCACAACAATACTGGTCAAACAGCAATTGTTTTATTATCAACCCAATTATGCTTGCGGGCATTCGTGGGATGGTTGACGATAACAAAACACCAGTGTTTGAACGTATGGCTCCATCAGTCTACGAAGGCATTGTTGGTAAATTGTTGGGTTTTGATGTTATTGTTAACTCATACCTTAACAGCCCAATCAGCGTAGGCGGCGGCGGCTCAACATCTTTGTACCCAATGTACTTTGGTGACTTCAGCCGTGGTCACACAATCGTTGATCGTCTGTCAATGGTCTTGCGTAGATACGAACAAACACAGCCCGGTTTTATAACCTTCTATGGCGAAAAACGTTTGGCCTCAAGTGTGGTTGATCCGTTCTCCATCATTCGTTATCGTTCCACCGCAACTGGCTACGATGTAGCATAAGGTTGAAGGGGGAGGGCAAAAACTCTCCCCCCTTTTTTTATCCAAAGGAATAAAGATGAGTGCAACGCAAAAAATTATTGAAGCCATTAAAACCTCATTGCATGAAGGCCGTAAGGTCAATGTCGATTTGCGCGAAGCCTCGACCCTGACTGGTTCAGGCGCGGGTGTAGGTGGTCGCACATATTTTGATGATGCGTTTGCGGCTCTAAGATTTGCTAACCCATTTCGTATGGGCGCATTACAAATTAAAGCACCCAATATGTCAGCAGTGCAATTTGTTGCCAAGACTGGTAATGCACTTGATCAAGCAGACCCTTGGGGCTACACATTCACGCCTAATGCGGGAACACCCGGCACGGCTACAAATACTTGGCAATTGCCAACGCGCGTTTTGTCTGCGCAATTGCCTATTCGTACAGCGGCACTTGACGATATTAATGGTTTGCAAGAAGAATTAATGCAAGACTTAACGTTGGAATTTGCACAGGCAGAGGCCGCATCAATGGCGCTGAACAGTGACCAAGCCGGTTCGTCTACAACAACCACTGGCGCAACTGCTGGCTTGCGAGGACTTGCAATGTATGCTGGCAGTACGTCAGCGGCGGCCTTTGGTACAAGTGGCAATGCAATCACAGATGGCATTCATACTATTTTGCAAGTGGTGACAAATGCTGTCTCGCCAACGTATGCGCAAATTGTGGCAATGGGTGACGCATTACCAGCGCAGTATTGGAATATGCCTACAACTGCTTGGCACATGACACCTAAGTATATTAAGGGCTTGCGTAATTTGGCAGATGAACAAGGCTTGCCAAAATTCTTGGAATTGGGTGAACGCGATGGCGGCGCAGTGGGTTCAATCTTTGGTGCGCCAGTAATTATTAATCCATACCTAGATGACCTATACCCTGTGTATTTGGCAAACTGGAATCGCTTTATGCAAATTGCGGACGTTGAAGAAATGACAATCCAAACGTTTGAACAGACTGCGCCCGGGTTCATAACCTTGTGGTGTGAAAAGCGGATGGTCAGTACTGTCCGCGACCCGTTTGCTGGTGTTCGTGGCGTTGACTAAGGGGTAACCCAATGGCTGTTGAAAATATGACGCTTGCGCCGTTCTACGCGAACGGGCGCAACCCATATAACTATGCAAAGTTTGAGCAAATCAATCGGGACATAGTTACTGAATGGCTGACCCTAAGCGAAATTACGCAACAGTTAAATTTGTTTGACGATGAGAGCCAAGATACATATTTGTCCTCGCTGGAACTTGCTACGCGCATGGCAATTGAGGACTACCTTGGGATGTCAATATTTTTAACCCAGTGGCGGGTTTATTACGCAAATCCCGGCTTGTATAACACCAGTCTGTACTTAGACTTGCCCGAGACTGGAACGGGCTATCTAGGCGCGTCTGGCGTGACTATAAACAAGGTGCAATTCTATGGCGCGTCAAACACTGTTCCTATTTTGGTTGCGCCAGCAGATTATTCATATGACTCAACAGGCAATCGCGTCATACTAAATACGCAACTGAATGAAATCAGTCAAGAAGTTGCAAATCCTATTGTTGTGACCTATAGCCAAAACGCGGCGTTTATTGCGCAGTACCCCGTCATAAAACAAGCGGGCTTGATGATGCTGACGCATTTATACAACAACCGCAGTAATACATCTGAGAAGCCTTTGCGTGAAGTGCCATTTGGCGTAGCCGCGTTGTTGCGACCCTACAAACCACTGGTGATGTAATGGCTATCAGACGGTACGAAAACATTACTGTCAACAACGTTACCAATGGCACAGATACCCTTGGCGAGTACACCACAACCATAACGCCTTGGTTTGCAACACGCGCCTTGGTTGGTGATGTGGCAAACAGCGTAAGAATTTCAGAACGGTATCGGGTGTATTCTGACCTTGTAAATTTAACGTTGAACTACACACCGAACACCAAGGAAATTGTGGACAATCAAAATTTGTACAGTATTACTTGGCGCGGCTTTGATTGGCGAATTACAGACGTGCGGGAATCTAACGACCGCATGACAGTGACTTTAATGTGTTACCGCAACGACCCTGACACAACAGTATGAGTACCCAACAAAATCCAGTCCAGTACGCCGAGGCTATTCAATGGCAACTGTCGGATATTGTCTCGCCCGTACCCGTGTATGCAAACTTCAATCGCAATTGGGCAACGCAAGATAAATTTTTAACTTGGCAATTGCGCAACATTCATCAGCCCGTATACACGGGTCAAACGCAAAGCAATAAAGGTATTGACTCACCGACATTTCAAATATCGGTATTTGCAAAAACAATGGACAATGCTTTTAATCTTTCCAATGACATATTACAATCCCTGCACGGCTATTCAGGCACTTTTGGCGACCCCGACACCACAGGTTTCTTTATAGCCAAAGCCGATTGCATTTGGCTCTACAACACCTATGACAACAACATAGGTCAGAATCAAATTATTATCGACTGCACAATTTACATTCCAACATAAGACACGATTGATTTAACCCAACTTTTGAAGGAACTAAAAAATGGCACTCATCAATAAAGTCTTACCCGGTTACGTTGCAACGATGTGGATGCAAGACGGCGCAAACCCAACTGCATTAAGCGATTCAAATTTGTCTGTATGGACAGGTCAAGTTGCCGAATTGATTGGCGCAAGTGCTGGCGGCACTGGTAGTCAGTCAGGTGGCGGGCAAACTTGTTTTTCAATTCCCGTAGAGGCAGTACCAGCATTTGGCGCGGACGATGCCTTTGCCGCTTACTCTATTGCTGGACAACGTACTGGCGCAAAAATCACCACACAAAATCAGGTGACCTCGCTGACCATTACCGCGCCTTGGAATCCCGCTGACCCTGCGCAGTTGTTAATTCGTGATGATGGCTACAACGGCACAATTATTCGTACCTATGTCATTGCAGTCTATGACGGCACAGACACAGTTGCGTATGCGTTTAACGGTCGCGTTGGCGGCTTGAAATGGGATATGTCGCCAAGTGCTGAAGGCAAGTTTGAATTTACCATTCATCCAGTAGGCGGCAGTTCCTACGGCTGGTCAACCAACACATAAAGGCAAAGCCCCTACGGGGGCTTTTTTACAAGACATGACACAACAAATAAATAACTCTGACGCGCTGTTAAATTACCTTATCAGTTTAAATGCCACTGGGCAAAAAAACTGGTTTGGCTTTCAACAGCAACGTCTTGCGGGCATTGACCTTGCATACAGAATTGCCGTAGCACACGCAAACACAATGTCACCAACCGAGGTGATTAAGTACGTTGTTGAATTAAACAACGAAATATACGACAAGATGCTCAAAGGATAAGACATGAAACTGGCAACCAAACTTGGTAAGTCATACGAACAAAGCCGCGACCAAGCAAAAATTAAAACCATCAATTTGGAAATTGGTAATGCCCGATTTTCTTTGCGTGTACGCATACCGCTAAAAAAGCAGATGGAGGAAATGATTGAAAAAATTTCCAGCCCGAGTCCTGAGCATGTCGAAGCCATTTACAACAAACTGGCTGACCCGCTGAAAAAAACCATACTTGACGGTGGCGAGGAATTTGTTAAAGCAATGGCTGAAAGTGAAAGCGGCATCAGCATGACTGATGACGATGTGTACGTGCAAGGAAGCAGTGTTCGACAAGTTGCCACATTTCAAGCAATGTGGGAAACTAAGGTGCAAGAATACTTCCATCTATTGCAATCCGAGACTGGCGAACCAATCACGGAGAACTATGAGGAAATTGCCGAGGAGTTTCCAGAGCCAGTCATAAAGCAAATGGTCGAAGATATTGAAGCCGCGATAAAGCCAGACTACAAGACCGCAAAAAAAAACTAAGGCGGTCACTGCGTAGACAAGTTGTTGCGGCAATGGTATTTAACGGACATACAGAACAGTATGTCGAGTCGCTGGATGAGGAACTGTTTACGGAGATACAAGTTATGTACACGGATGGCTTGCTAGGCAACAAAGGAATCTTTGAAGCACTGACACCAGTGACTGCCGCCGTGTTTAACTATATGCGCAACCCCGGTTCGCCAGCAATTAAAGTTAATGAAGTTTTTCCTTGGGTGGTCGAATACTCGACAAACCCTGATGACGATACAAGTCCCGCACAAGCCGCCAGCAATGGATTGCTTGGTTTTGCAAGTCAAGCCAAAGGCTTTGCCATAAATAGGTTTGCCAATGCAAAACTCAACTCTTAAAGTTGAAGGCTTTGAAGAACTGTTCAAAGCAATGGACGAACTTGCTGAGGAAATAGGCAAGGGCAAAACTGACCGCATTTGGAAAAGGTCAATGGCCTATGCTTTTGCGCCCGTGGTAGAAGATGCCGAAGCCAACGCCCCAAAAGACACTGGGCAACTTGAGCAACACGTTTACATGAAAGTGCAACGCCCACAAGCGCGAGATAGAGCCTCTGCGTCCTATCGCGGTGAAATGTTTATGGTGCGTGTTACCGCTGGACCAAAGCGCGAGGAAAGTATTGAGCACACAGTTATTACCAAAAAAGGCAAGGAAAAGGTTTGGCACGAAAATCCACCAGTGGCTATTTCGCAAGAATTTGGCAACGCCAATAATGCGGCTCGACCGTTTTTGCGACCCGCTTTGGAACGTAATATACCTACTGTGATAGACCGACTTGGCAAAGCCATTTGGTACGAAATCACATGGGGCAAATGGGCAAAAGGTAAAGGAAAAACATAATGGCAGTCATTGGTTCACTATCAGTCAAACTTGGTCTGGTCACGGTAGAGTGGGACCAAGCCACGGCAAAAGCAAAACAACAAGCCAAGGATTTGCAAAAAGCAATTAATTCTTTGACTGGCGACTTTAAGTCATTAGGCAATATCCTAAACACAATTGGCGGGGTTACGGGTCTTGGTGGCTTGGGTCTTGCCGCGTTGACGCAACAAACGTTAGAGTTTGCCAACGCAACAAAGGACTTGGCAAAAGGCTTTGATATTTCAGTCGCCAAGGTATTGCAATTTAAAGATGCCATCAAAACATCTGGCGGTAATGCCGAGGGCGCACAAAAAATGCTGTCCTCTTTGTTTACTAAGATTGAAGATGCCAAGGGTGGTAATGAAGCCGCTATATCGCAGTTTGAACGGCTTGGAATAACGTTTGCTGAGTTGAATACCCTTAAGCCAGAGGAAGCCATTAACCGCATATTTAACGCGCTGAATGAATCCAGCATGAGTACCTATGCGCGCGTAAAGATGGTTAAGGAAATGCTTGGCAAGCAGGGCATTGGCTTGGCTGTCGATGAAGTTGCCGCCAAACTAAATATGTCGGTTGAATCGTATCGCAAGCATGAGGCGGCGATTAAAAAATTAGGCGATGTGTCAGACAACCTTAAAACGTCAATGGACAATTTAAAGTTGGCATTTGCTGATGTCATTTCGCCTTTTACAACGGGCGATGGTTTGGTAAAGGTGGAGTCATTTAAAGCCGCGTTGTACGCCATTGGCTCTGTTTACCTAATCGGGCAACTGATGAAGGTATATGAGGTATTCATGCTGATTCGTAAGGCACTTGCCGCGAAT